AGCCACCTGTTAAATATCTCACTGTTAAAGTGGTATTTGACGGGGCTATACCATAAGTCTTTGTAAATACAAAATTAGACGGTGAAAACGCAGTTGTAAGTTTATCCTTTTCAAATAGTAAACCTAAACCAACATTATCGGGGTTTGGTAAAATTTCTTCATCAGTATCTGCTGAGGTTCCAGCTCCAAATTGTAATTGAAGGGTAGTGGTGTTTAAAAAACGGCTAGTAAATCTTCTTTGTACTCCCTTTAATTGTAAAAGATAAGGAGTATCTCCTTGATATTGTGATAGATTAGGATCGTTTACGTTAGTGTTTTTAATAGAGTCAAATACTGTGTCTTGAGCTAAATAATCGACTTCATACCAAGTATTACCATCTGAGTCTATAATATCTAAAATACCTACGATATTAGGAGAAGTAATAGTAACAGTTGAGAATTGTTGGGGGTTGCCAAATGTAAATGAGGTTGTACTAATAGTTGATGAGATAGCTTTGCGAGTCTTCTTTAATAAGAAATAGTTTACAGTAGCCCCTGTAACTGAATATACTGTTACCTCAGTAGGATCACCAGAAGATGAAACACTAAAATCTACTGGGTCTTCTATAATAAAAGATATACTTCCTGAAGCTGATGATACTACTGTAGTATTTTCAGGAATGTATAGGGCATAGGTAAAATCTGGTTGAAATGAACCCCCAGATGATATAGCAGGTACCTGCTGATAAAAATCTACATGTACAGTTGCAACTTGAGTTACGTTTGGTTTGTAACCAAACATATAAGCTAACTCATACAAATTATTTGTTTGGCGGGCGTATTGCAGATATGTCTCTTGAATTTGGTTATCCAAGTAGAAAGACATAACATCACCTACATAGGCTGCCATCTCCATAAACATCATACCAGGTGATGATGGAGAGAAGTCATTGTAGGTTGTAGGAAAATAAGTGCGAGCGTAGTTTACTAAACTCGCTCTTAACTCGGTAAAATCCTTGTTTAAATATTGTATGTTGCGTCTTATGGCCATTAGTTAAATGCTATTTGAATTTCATCTGATATAGTAGTATCCGCTATAATATATTTTATAATCACATTGATAGTATTATAATCTGGGTCTTGTAAAACATCAAGACTTTGGATTATAACACTAGGAAAGTATGTTGAGATTTTAGATTGAACATCCGCTTTAAGATATTCTGTGTTATCGTCTGTCATTTGGTTAAATATAAAGGATCTTAATCCTCCACCAAATGTTGGATTCAAGTATCTTTCCCCGGGCTCAGTAAGAAAGAAATTAATTAGATTGTTCCTAACAGCATTTTGGGTAGTATAGGTAGAATAAAAAACCCCAGGAGCATCAAAAGGTATAGCCACACCAACCGCCGTTCCTGGCTTGGTGTCTATTGGGAATATTTTTTGTGCTCCGAATGCCATTATCTTTTACCTTTCATTAGACCCATAATCATATCTAAACCAACATTACCTTCTGGTAATTTGGTCCCATCTCCTGTAGTGTTCATACCAGGAGCAACTTGTAAAGTATTTGCAGTTACAGCATTCGCTGAGTTAAATGAAAGAGTATCTTGTCCTCTTCTCATATCTCCCATAATACTTTCCATCATAGCTCTTTTTTCAGTCGCTGATTTTTGTGGAACTGAGGTAGTAGTTGCATTAACAGTTACAGGATGCATTTGATAAGCTTCCTGGATTGGTGCTTTAGGAGCACGAACTGCTTCCAAAAGGATGTCTTTTAGTTCCTCTTGGATAGCTTCTCTAACTGCTTCTTTGATAAATGATTTTAGTTCGCTCGGTTTCATTTGTTATAAATATTGAATTTAGTAAGCTTTTAAATTGTCTCTGTCAATTATTAGCTTAAGTTCATCGATTAATGTTTGACTGTTTGTTGTAAATGATAAAGGTGTTTCTAATAGGGCAATTCCTGATTGATTAAATGCTACTGCTTTTATACGATTAACAGTAGAACTAAAAGGTACTTCTTCTATTTGAAAAACAAAACCTTGATAAGTTGAATTATCTATAGATTGTCCACTGTCTGTAGATATTTTAACTAATCCCTCATTTACTGGGGTTAATTGAGATTTTTGGTTTTCGTTTAAACAAGGTAATAATAAAGCATCTAAACTATTTAAAATTTGAATAATATTTTTTACAAACGAAGAAACAATAGCTAAAGATACATTTAAAGTATCTAACCCATTTTTTATTTTAGATAATTTAGATTCTCCTAAAGAATCAAATGTTAATTTATCTGATAAATCTCCTAAATCACTTAACAAAGCAGGAATTGCTCCGGGGAGACCAAAAGGAATTGCTTTAGATGCAGTTGAGGTTGCTACTCGGCTTAAATTAATACCTCTAATAGTAGTTAAAAGAGCGTTAAAAGCTACGTTAGTTCCTGTATATGTAGAGGTTGTAACATCTAAAAAATTACCAAATTTATTTAAAAAATCTACAATGTTATTTCTTTTATCTAAAACACTCTGCAATAAAGCTGGTTCAAGACATGTTCCATCTGTAGGAAGTTGATTTAAAAGATTATTTAAAGGAGCTTGTATTAAATTTTCATTTTCAGTAACTTTTCTTATCAAAAGTGTAGCTAACTTTTGAACAGCAGTTTGTTTATTAGGTATTGCCCCTGTAATACTATTTATATCTATCCCAGCCATTATAATGTTTTACTTATCTGTGATTTAGTTGTCTCTAATCTAAGTTGAAAAGCTTGCAACCAAGGAATTAATTGGGCAGCTGCTCCTGTAACTGTTGGGAATGGGGCTAAACTTTGAAGTGCTACTGATAAAGCTGTTAGTTGAGTAGTTAATTCTGAAAGTAAAGCTACTGTAGTATCTCCTTTAAGAATCGGCTCAGTTGCGTTAGGTCCGCCTAATAATACACTATTAGATTTAATCACGGATTTGGGTGTATCAACGTTAAAACTAGTTATAGCATTGATATTTACCGTTTTTTTAGACGATAATAATACATGATCCTCAGTAGAGTTAAGTACTAAACGTCCCGAATTTAAAATGATCTGCTTACCAGCATACTCGTTTGGTTTAGTTGGAGGGTTAGAAGAATAACTAGAGTAAGAAGTACTAGAGGCTTCTAAAGGAATTTTCTGAGTGCTAGTAAAATAAACTGATGAATCATCATTATTAATATCTTCTATAGTAGGAATCCATCCTTCATCTGTTTGATTACCCTGACCATTACGAATAATGGTAATAGGATCACCATTTTCTCCAATTGAAGACCAAGTATTTGGAGCATTTTTTACTGTAGAGCCAAAACGAATTGAATTACCCCATCTTCCTTCTACAATTCTATCACCCTCAAACGGTAATAGAGGATGAATATTACCTCGTTCAACAAAAGTTCTACCTAAAAATATTTCAGTTGATTGGTCTGTTACTCTTCTTACACTACCTAACTCAGTTTGAACATAATCTTTTTGCTGTGATGGGGGGAGAATATTAGAGTTTTGTGGGAAAGCATTGTGGTGAGGGTGGTTCCAAATCCCAACAGTGTTTATGTAATAATTAGTTTTAGTAGATGTAAATTCACCAATGTTGGTATTGGGTAAAGCCAACATATAAACAATCTCATTTATTAATGGGAATGTTTTTCCTGCTGGGTCTAGTGGACGTGCCGTAGGATAAAATTGATTGGGTGGGGTTGGAGCGTTAACTGAATCGAATTCAATTACACCTAAAGCATTCCATTCCCCAAGTTCTTTAAAACGAGGGTGGGTCTCATCTAATACAATACTAATAACACGCCCTGCTATTATAAGACTATTAAGTCCTAAATTAGTAAAGGTACTAAAACTATTTTGTTTAGAATTATTAGCTACATTGTTAATAGCTATTAAACCCCTACTACTAGCCATTACTCCTCAGATTTAAACTTGTTTATTTCATCAAGTAGTTGTTGTTTTTCTTCGTCTGAAATTCCTAGTGAACTTTCTCCACCTTCACTGTTCATAGCACGTTGTGCTAAAGCAGCCATTTTAATTAAAAGATCATCGTTTTTAACTCCAATTTCCATATATTCTTTAATTAATGGAACAATAAGAGTAGCATCACCTATTTCTTCGACCATAGGTTGTAGTTCCTTGATAAGGGCAGTTACCTGCTTATCTTTTTTCTGTTGGTTATTGTAAATCTCTTCTAATATATCCGAGAATTTTTTCTTACCAAATACTATTTTATCAAACTGGCTCATAGTTATAAATACTAAGTTATTTAAAGTTTACATAACCGTGTTCTAAATAAAATATATAGTTGTGTTTGAATATATCGTATAGCTGGTTAGCTATTTTAGTAATTTTAGGTGTTTTAGCATCAACCTGCTCACGAATATAAATGTATAGAGCTTTCTTGTTAAATACGTCTATGTCTTCTCTTTTACGGAATAGTTCCAAAATTGCGTCTGCTATTTGAGCATCTTCATCTTTAACAAACAATTCAAAAATATTTTCAGTACAATATTCAGTATAAAGATCTATAAAAATAGATAATCTATCTTGGTGGGGATCGCTAGCTGTAGTTTCGTCGATAACGTATGAATGACGTTCGTCTTCTTCTACTCCTTCAACTGGGGCTTTATCAATTCTTCGCTTGTAGTTTCGCGTGTTTGATATAATTAAATATCGTTTGGCAATTGTGCCAAAGTAAGAGTATGCTTTAGATCCTCGGGTTTGGTCATATAAGTGCATTTTAGAGAGAAGGAAGGTAATCACCTCGTGCTGAAGATCCTCAATGTTTTCTACCTCAGTATAATAAAATTTAAAGGTATGGATAATATTTTCGGTTAACTTAAAGAAAGCATAGTGAATATATCTGTGGTATATTTTTTCTTTTTCTTGTTGGTTAGTTGATTTATTATACCTTACAATTGCATCTTCTGTCTCTTGAGTAAAGTATTGTACACCTTTTTTCTTTTTTGGGGCTATTTCACTCATAATTTAATATTGTAGGGTTTTAACATTTCGTTCAACATTTTAAGTCGCTCGAAGAAAAAACCTACTTCATCATCGCTTTTAAAAGTACCTCGTGAATCGATTTCGTCAATACGCTTGGTCATAAATTCTACTGTACTACCTAAACCATTGATATATTCCTGGTAAGAGATAATAGCGTCTTGTCTTTTATTGAGCTCATCCTCATATCTTTCAGTTTTCTTTAAAAGGTTAAAGGTCGTGAATCCTAGGACCACGACCAATAGGGATAAAAGGGATATAATATAAATCATAGATTATCCAATAGATTTTTTAAACCTTCACTTCTAACAGAACTAAGTGCTTTTTGCTTTGCAGCAGCTGGAGCTGGTTTCTTAGTTTCTACTTTAAAGTTCTTTTTAGCAGGGGTTTCTCCGTTAAATTTAGGTAACCATTCACGTTCAAACTCAATACGAGCAGCCATCATATCAGCAAAGTGAAGTACAAATGGAAGACAAGTACGTGGTTTTTGCTCGGGCATATAAGTCATAAGATATTTCTTATTTGCCTCATCGTATAAACCATCGTGTGTTTGAATCGCAAGCATCTCGTTGAACGTATAAGGGATACCGTGTGATTGAAGCATGAACAAACCACGGTCTGGAACTGAAGCAAATGCAAGTTTAGTGTTAAACATATAGTCTTCACCCAACTTATCTTTACGCCATTGGTCAGTCTGGGGAATATAGGATTCGTGTTGATCGTC